GCCAGCGCCGCCGGTCATTTGTATTTTGGCCTGGCCGCTGGCCAGGGGTAAAGCGACAGCTGTGCTGCCTTTTTGGGGCCACGGCAGACACGATGTGAAATAGTCGTGTCTTTTGCCGCGTTTGCGGGTTACGAAACTGGCTATAGCGTCCGGGCCATTCCCGAGACTATAGCCCTTTGTGTTTTGCAGGTCCTCCGAGCGGAACCATTCGTTCCAAATTTTATTATAAGCTCGGTATGGTAGTGAGCTGCCCCCGGAGATAACGACATTCGGCAAGCCGAAGTGATCGGATAAACTACCGAGTGCAGGAGTGTGGTCTGTCATGACCGGTATTGTGTAGTCTATAGTATCCCCTGGGTTCACCTGCGAACCATGGAATTTTTCAAAGTTATCCCACAGGGTACGATAGGGCACGAAGAACGCGAAAGATTCAAATCTCAAGTTGTCAAGAATCGGCCTAAGCATTGTATTTAGGCGTAGGAAGAAGGAGGTTTGGCAACTGAAAGTATCCCCTGGAATGATGTCGATCGGTTGGCAGATAGGATATAGGTAATCTGCATCGATCGTCGTTTTATGAGAGTGAGATAGGTTAAAGGATGAGCGCGGTATATCCGCGCTCGGTACGTTTGAGAATTTATGTTGACTTCGCATCGTTATTTCCCTGTTTGCTTCGTGAGAGAGCGACCATTTCCAGGCCGGTAGCTAAGCACTCGTTTTCCTCGTTCATCACCAGCCCGCTTTTATCGTTGAAGTTCCCCAAGCGTATTAATGAGTAATCCTCAGGGTGTTGTCCGCACGGGTGTTCTTTATCCGTGCATATGTTTTGAAATTCTCGCATGATTTCGCCATCAGCCCTTGAGAAGATCGGCTTTTGATAAGTGCCAGAGGCCGTGTCGAAGATCGCGTAGATATTGGTTTTCATTAGAGTCCCCTTGAAGTTTGTCGCGCTTTCGCGCAGTGGTATTTATCCCGCAATCTTGCGGGAGTGAAGTCGGCTTTGTTAGCCTCGTGATATTTTCGCCGCAGTTCCTTGATAATGGTAAGCGTAGCTGGGTCATCGGCTTTAAGGATGTTCTGATAATAGCGTGGCACCTTTTTGATGACGCCCTTTCCAGGTACGGGAACCTCGTCAGAAGGCCAGATATCATTTCTGAATTTTTCATAGAAGCCAGCTCCTAGGCCGCAAGGTTTTTTGCGGCCTGTAGACATCCGTATATATTCCGGTAGTAGCCAATATGCTTCGCCGTATTCATCACACCGTAGGTAGTGATCTTTGGCTTTTTCCCCGGTAATTTTTTTGAGTGAGTATTTTGCGCAGTATCCTGCTGTTTCGAAATTAAGTTCCTGTACGGTTGAAAAACCGAACGGCCATAATTTTTCGAGTGTTTCTGAAGTATAAGTATAGTAGCCCTGTTCGTCTTTAAGCAGTACCTGGTCGTTAAACGACTGATTGAATAAGCAGACGTGATAATGAGGGCGTTGATTTTCGTCGCCATATTCCCCGCAATAGAAATAGCGGATTTTGTGCGATACGCTTTTGCGTAACCGCCGAATGAATTTTGATACATCGTCCGGCCGTAATGAGTAGTCAGCCGGGATATAATCTCCGGCTTCGTATTGTTCGGTGGTGCATTCTGAGGGATCGCGGTAGGTAAGAGTAATAAATGAATTACCCTGGTCATCGACGTGCAGATAAGATTCGTGGACGATTCTGATAGCCCACATGAGAGCGTGGTCGAGGCGACAACCAAGGCAGCTACCACAAGCCACTTCCATTGCTTGTGCAGTGCCTTTTTGATTGAATGTAAGTCCACCGGATATTGGGTCCTTGTAACCTTTTAGTGGTGTGTAACACGGCATTAAAGCCGGTATCCACCACGGGTTAACATCGGCCTGTTGTTTTTGGGGTGAACCCCTGAGTTTCGCCGAAAGTTTCGGCGTGATTTTGATTTACTGATTTTGTGACGTCGCATCATAGCTCCTATTGAAGTGTAAGAACTCCTAGTTTTTCTGCCTCGTCGTATGCGAACGAGCAGAGAGTTGCCATGTTCCTGGCATTTTGTGAGAGAACTTTCGGAGTTGTGTTAAGTGTTACAAATGAAGACTCGCCGTCAGTGCCACATTGTAAAGAGGTGACGCTGCAGGCGGCCATCAGAGCTCCCAAGAGGAGGAGCGTGATTTTTTTTTGCATGGACGCGTTTCCTTGCTGTCGATCCGTCTAAAGACCCTTTTACGACCTTTTTTATTGTTTTACAAGTGTTTTTTTGTTTTGTCGTGGCCTGGGCCAGGCTTTCGCTGCGCTCTCGCTAGAGGCCCGGCCTACGACGTGAAGGGTCTGCGACGCCTTTTTAGGTCGTTTTTTTTTTTTTTTTTGGCGCATGGTGGGACCAGTGCGCCAGTTCCATATCAAGTATAGAGGAACTTAGGGCCCCTTAGGGCCCTTTTTCCGCCTCTGGCGGTATTACCACCGTTGCCGGTGGATTATTCGCCTCCGGCTCATTTTCGACGTCTGGCGGCGTCTTTCCGGACAGATCTATGTTTTGCCGTCCGGGCTGGGCAAGCCCAGGTAGTTTTTTATCCAATTCGTCCACATTAGCTGGATCGTTAACGTACTCGAAGAATTCTTCCGGCGATTGGTGGAACTCGCTACGGAGTTCTGAAGGTAGGGCGTCGAATACTTCGCGCCCTTTGGTCAACATTAAAGTTGAGTGGAAAAAATCGAAGTCGGCGAAATCGCCGTAATTACCTTCGAATTTTTCTAGATGGGAGAGCGTCCCAGCTTTTTGAGCTCGAGACAGCATTTTAACAATATCCGTTTCGTTCCGAAACGCTTGTTTTGTTCGCCCATCTTTATAGGTCGGTTGAATCAGCCGACCATTTTTATCGTGTTTACCGATATTTTGTATGCTCATTATTTTCCTCGCATATGCCTGCGTAATTTTTGCAGGCTTTTCTGTGGTCTTTCAGGTAATTTGAAAGTACGGGTTTTAATATTTCGGCCATGTCTTAATCTTTCCAGATTTTTTTTATCGCTAGTTTGAACGGCGGACGCTACCGCGGTCCCGCCATACGCTAGGCCGCCTGGTAATCCCAGGAGTTGGTAGGCTCGCCAAAGGTCGCCTTTTTCGCCACCGAAGATTTTTAATTGATTCGCGGCTTCTATGCCGCTCATTACCGCCTGGTTCCCGGCGGATTTTAAGAGTTGTTCATTGATTGCAGTTTGGCTATCTTCTTTCGCCATTGTTGCTTGCATGTTTTTTATTTCTTGCCCTATCCGCCGTGATGCTATCGCCGTGGTCGCCCCTTTTGAGGCGCCCTCTACCGCGGCGCCGCCTACACTTCCCATTTGTGCCATAGCACCAGAGGGAGTAGATGCGTCGAATTGGCCAGCCAATATAGGATTTAGGCCGCCCGCTTTCAGGTCGGCCATGCGGCGTTGTATTGCAGTATTGGACATTCTTTCTTGGAATGCCCTGTTTTTTGCCGCTTCCTTTTTATTCATCCGGTTAGCGGAGGCCTGACCGGCCCCACTAACTATGCCGCCGACGAGTGCGGCGGCTAGTCCCGAGAGAAAACCTAACTGGTTTTTAGGCCCTTTGAATTGTTTCATCAGAAACGGTCCAGGTTACCTGGTACACCGTATAGGGGCAGCGGACGCGCCGCTTTTATTTCATGGTAGAAGTCCGCAAAGAATTGCGGTTGAGATGGAACCGCTATAGCGCGGTCCAGTGGTACGCCCGTGTTTGCTTGAATAAATGTATCGCCCAGGGCGGGTAGTGTTGCGAAATCCTCGGAGAGATGCCAGGACGCTAGTGTCCCTGCTGCGTCTGGTCGCATAAGTGAAGTAAGTTTGGAGTTGAGAAATCTATACTCGGCATAACGTTCCTGATAACCGAAAACGAGAATATCGTTTGCTGAATTGTCGGCCCAGATTTCTCGATTAAGAACGCTTTGTTCCCCAATTCCCGCCAGGACCGGGTAGTAGAACTCGAATCGAGTTGATTTTTGCCAGTAGCGTTCTATCCCTTGAGAGTAGGTTATATCACCTCGGATATTACCGAGGATGATTACGACGCCATGTTCTACGAATGATTTGGTCCAGCTATGTGTACCTGATACAGTACCATTAGCGGCGAGATTGCCGACTTTATCGTTTTCAACGGGTGTTGTTTGTGCATTTTGCTGTGCCACAGGAGAAAGCGACACAACCGAACTGCCGCCACCGAGAAATTCCGCCCTTTGAAGCCGGAAGTCAGGAGAGGTAACTTTCCAGTGGCTTTTGAGAACTTCGACATATCGCGTTCCCGAACGGGCATCCCGTTCTAATAGTTTTTGAGTTTGAAACGCCAGCCTTAGATCGTTAATTGTTGCTGGCGTTGCTGACGCCATATCGGCCGTCATGAAATCCGTGTCCCCTAAAGTTGTAGCGCTTAAGTCAGCCGTCGCCGCCGCGACGTCAATCTTTTTATAAGCAGTCGCTACCGTATCCCAAAGACCTAATTCAGCGCCAGCGCCGCCGGTCATTTGTATTTTGGCCTGGCCGCTGGCCAGGGGTAAAGCGACAGCTGTGCTGCCTTTTTGGGGCCACGGCAGACACGATGTGAAATAGTCGTGTCTTTTGCCGCGTTTGCGGGTTACGAAACTGGCTAT